TTAGAAATTATTTAAACTCAAAATCTTTAAATTGATCCTTTTATTTTTTCACTGTTTACTTGACAGGGGGCACTTCACAGTACGGACTTTTCATACTTTAAACTGATTTTATAGACTTAATTGATTCAACCGTGTGAAATTATGCACATAACTGCGAAGATTTTTTCAAAAAAATGCACACTCCCTATGCATCCTTAGATATAAGCTGCCAAAATGCGGTAGCATTTTAAGAAAAAATAACATTAAAACCAACCTAAAAGCGAAAAAAAACAGTATTGCTTGGCTTACCTTTATATCAAAAGTTGAGCGATTAGACAACAAAAAATACTCGGCAAGGAATACCAAAACACGGATTACATTTTTGTGTGGCCAGGGATGGTCAACCTTATCGGCCGGACTACATAACCAGGATTTTTAAAAAGGTACTTATTAAAAATAAATTTCCACAGATGCGGTTCCATGATTTACGCCACAGCTGTGCGAGTATTTTGTACGACAAAGGAAGACGGCTTGGCCATGCAGATATATAGACTACAACTGATGTTTACACATATATTAGTAACACAAGAAAAATAACATGGCTAAAGATACTCAACATTCCTTCTTTTTGTAAAAGCATTTTAACTTTTAGTTTTATAGTTTCAAAAAATTCGTAGAAACCTTTTATATGTGTGCCAAACAAATAAACTTTTAAAATGTCGAAATCTCAGCAATGACGCGAATTTTCACTTGTTTTTGGCTTCATTTTTAAGGTTTCCCAATACTTCTTTTATTTCAGGAAGTAACACGTATTTTCTTCCTCCAGCTGCGGTTTTTGTTTTGTCTTTTGTGACAATTGTTGTATGTTTTACAACAGTGTTCTTAATTTCGAGCGAATCATTTTCAAAATCTGCGGTATTCCACTTTAAGTTTAAAACTTCACTCCGGCGTAATCCATAATATAAAGTAGTGTAAATTAAGAGTTGCAAATGATGACCTCTAAAAAATTTTAGAACTTCATTTGCATTTTTTGCGTCCTGAAAAACACAGTTCTTTTCTTCATCCTCTTTCTTAGGTAAAGGAACTTTTTAAGCTGAATTGCACAAAATTAATTCATAAAAAACGGCTTCATCTAGAGCAGCTTTTATGATAAAGGCCGACATTTTTATAGTTCAAATAGATAACCATCTTTGCCATCACATCGTCCATTTTTGAACTTACTTTCATAAAAATCTGCAATATGCAAAGGTTTTATTTCTGAAAGCTTAATTTCTTTTCAAAATAAGACACTATATGGTGTTTATCATCGTTTTATAACCTTCAATCGTCTCTTTTTCAACTTTATTTCTCTTTTCTCTAACCATTGCATTAAATAATTTGTAAATAAGATGTTTTCTGTTTCTTTAGCTTCTTCTTTTTTTCGTATTCAGCCATTAATTTGTTTAAAAAAATCTGTAGCTTTTATTTATTGCCTTTTACTTTTAACTTCGTTAAACCCCATTTTTGCTCTTTAAGTTTAAAAATTAAAAAGCGTCATTTTTAAACAACCTGTCATATAAATGTATCCTCCTAAGTTGCATGGACACATTCTCTAACATTAATATTGTGTCATATTTGTCAGAGGAACGTGTTAACTGCATTGTAAATATTCTATGATAAAACGTTTAGGGAGTCGGTATTGTCTGCCGACCTTGATGCTTTTTATTTCTCTAGTGTGAAGCAAAGAATATGCTGTTTTCTTGCCAATATTAAACATCGTCATTAGTTCGTTTATTGACACGACATCTGGATAATTTACAAACGTTCTCTTCATAATTTATTCGTTCTTTATTTTAAATTCTTAATAATACCTCAGCCTACTAGCCAGCATCACACGAATTTCATGTCTTCGAAGTTATTGCAAGGATGCCCCAATTGTTGGACAAGCATTTTATCAAATGTGCTAAAACATCATTTTTGAGCGAACGATAAACATTCAGATATAAAATTTGCGTGGTAGCAAATCCACAGCTCGAGCATGAAAAAAAAACATCACAAGCAATTTAGCATAACTGGGGTATTGATTTTCAATTTACAACGCCCCATGAAAGTGAATCACAACTGAGAATGAAAATAAAAAAGTGCGGAAATGAGAAATTTTGGTATACTTAAGACGCAAGAAAAGTCCGATCGAACCTTGGTGAATAACCATATCCCGTTTTTCAACATGGACGAATTACCCAAGAGAACAACAGTATGTAGCACTGTTTACTAACAGATTGCACGAGTAGCAAAGTTCGGTGACCAACCCGGGTAATTCCAAAACCTGCAATACTTGAGCTTGGAGATGTAAAGATGGAAAATATTTTGACCTGTACCATGGGACTAGACGTACATAGAGACGTAATCATAGCATGTTTGATAAAAGGAAAGTTTAATCAAAAACCTGAAATTGAAATTAGAAATTTTATCACATTTAGGCCTGATATGGAAAACTTGAAAAAGTGGATTTTAGAACAAGAATGTAAAAACGTAGCAATGTTCTTAAAATTCTATCAAATTTATTGCTGACGCTTGTTTGATTAACATTATATTTTAGTGCAAGCTTTTCTGTGTCTTGCATTCTTTTATCATGTAACTAAAAAAAATTGGTCTTGCAGTGACAAATTTTTAATGGCTTTGCACAAGCCTTGATTTTTTATTAACTTTATCCATCTTGTTAAACTTTGATAGCAGCTTGTTGATCCATATTTATATTTTCGAAAATAGTGTTACATGAAATTTCTGCAACAAAATCTTCATGCTCGTTTATTTTTAAAAACGTTTTTTATTATCTTTTTTGTCCATATTTTTCTGTACTTTTTCAAAATAGGCTTTTTATTTTGTTTATGTTACGATGATTAATCACAACTCTGCCTCCAAATTATTTGAACTTTTTTAAATAACCAGGAGGTTTAAGGATACCTAATGTAATACCAAAAAATTCAACTATATACAGACATAACCTCATAATAACCGTTACCCTTTGTCTATTTAGCAAGCTACAAAAAATTCAAAGTTTAAATGTAAAGTCGGGTATCGTACTATTTTCTGTACATTCTTGAAAGAAAATTTTAAATTTCTCCTGGCTAAATAAATTTATGCATACATTCAAACAACGCCAAATTATTCCAACTATTTGGTCGTTTATAAAGTTGAAACTTTTAGTAATACAAAGCTTTTCTCCGTAAATAAAATCCTTAAAATAGCAAAAAATTAAAAAGAATCGATTTTTTTTATGTAGAAAGATCTTGATTCTTTGGTTGCTTTATTATCTTTTGTATAAAAATATTTTTGGTAGATTAATAAAAGAGCAGAAAATTTTTTAGAGCGTGTTAACACAAAGAGATAACAAGCGAGGAAATATTTGGTATAATAGAAAGATGAAAATAAAGAAAAAGCAGATTGAAAAGATAAAAAAACGCATGCTGATCGAGATAAAACCAGCAAAAATATCAAAACAGAAATTCTTGAATGCATTATATGGTAGAAAACGGATGCAAATGAAGGGTATTGCAAAAAAAACTGGAATTGGCATACAATTTACATGAAGTTTAGTAGACAGACGCGGAACAGAACAATACAGAGAATTTTCGACGAGCTTTAAGAACAGAAAATTATCGATATTCAAAGTGAAGTTTTATGCTTGGATAGCACTAGCATAAAGGTTTGTCCTAATGCTTCTGGAACCAGAAAAGCAAGTGGTGAACAAAGCATTAGTCGCTCAAAAGGGGGCAAACAACAAAGATGCACACAGCTTGTGTATCTGAAAAATTTGCCTTAAAAATTCAATTTTCAGCAGGAAACCGTCATGATGCACCAGAAGACCAAAAATTTATCGAATCGCTTAGTTGTAAAGCCGGGTGCTATTTGCTTATGAACCATGCTTGCGAAGATAACAAAACTTAAGCCTTTCCATTCATGCAAGAGCTTATTCCTATTGTTCCTCCAAGGAAAAACAGAAAACTTCCTTGGCAATATGACACAAAACTTTACAAGTGTCGCAACGAAGTTGAGCGTTTTTTCCTTCGTATTAAGCGATTTCGCAAAGTTTTTACTCACTATGACAAACTTGATATTATCTATTTTTCTATTGTAACTTTGGCTTTAATTTTTGATGTTCTTTTTACGTGATCACACTTTAGATATTGCCGCGCAGCCGATTACCACTTTTCTTTTGCCTTTCATACAATACCGAGCAAACCGTACTGATATTAGCTCCGAAGAGCTTGAAAAAATATACAAGAGCTCTGACACATTAATGAAATAAGCCGTTTGTTAGATCAACGTCTAATTAAAAAGCCAACTTTGAAAGATTTTAAAAATGGTAAATGCATCGATTCCCATATAACAGATTAAAAATATGATTTTTTACAAAAGAAAACCCAATTGCAGAAAGCAATTAGGTTTCTTTTTTTATACAAACGCGCTGTTAGATAAAGCTTAACACAGTTACTAATAATTTTAATATATTTAATTATGTTTTATTTATTTGAATGTTTCAAATTAGTTATGCCGCGTGTATCTACGTTCAGTGCATCTTTTTGTATTCTGACATAATTTATAAAGACAAAAAGAAAAAAACATTGTTCCTGTTACTGACAGCACAACCAAAACTACACCTATAATTAATAAAAAGTGCCCATTGTCAGCTAAATCCGATGAAGCTAAATTTCTTTGGATAAATCCAAATTCTTTTGAACCTTTTTGAGTGCTTTCATTTAACTCTATCTTCCAATCTTCCTCTGAAAGCTCTTCATCACTTTGGCTTGTACTTTCCTCCGCCGATACTATCCTTAGACCAACTTTTCCTATTTTATTTGTGTTTACTTGTACCAGTAACATCGTCATAAATAAAATTATAAGGCTTAAAACTTTAATCACTTTTTTCATGCTTTGTGCTCCTCCTGCGTTTATTTACTTTTTAATAATACCACATTATACAGGTTTAAAACAATATTCCTGTATTTTTTTATTTTTATTTTTCACGTTTTCTTCAAAAAGGCAAATTTTTATACTTTTTTGGCGTTGTTTGAAAACATAAAAAGGAGGCTTACTTGATTTGAAATATTTTTCTAAAAAAGGGTTGACTCATCGTGAATATTTATTTTGTGGCAATTATGTTAATTCAGGCGATGTTAAAAAATCAGCTTTGATGGCTGGCTATAAGGTTGAACCTGAGTGTGTTGGTCAAAAACTTTTACAGCGCGATGACATCAATTCTAAAATCGATGAATTATACACACAAAAAAAGAAAAATCTTCTCTATAAGGCTTGCAGCGGCTATGAGAAATTAGCTTTCGGCAACGTTTCTGATGCGATTAAACTGATTTATTCTGAAAATCTCCCTTTGGACACCATCTGTAAGATGGATCTTTTTAATGTTGCTGAAATAAAAAAACCTCGCGACGGGATGCTTGAAATTAAATTCTTTGACCGGTTTAAAGCGCTCGAAAAATTGCAACAACTAGACTTTTTGGGGGACAATCAAAATTTATCATTTTACGATGCGATAGAAAATAGTGTTAAATCTTTAAATGTCTCTGACATCTAAGGTGGTGCGTTTTTTGGATTTCAATTCTTTTTCTAAAAAACAAATAACTGCGCTGTCTTGGTGGTATGACCCTTTTCTTTTACGTCGGTATGATGCCTTGATTTGCGATGGCGCCATTCGAAGTGGAAAAACTCTTTGCATGGGCATTTCTTTTGTGGCTTGGGCTATGAAAAATTTTGATTCTTCTTCCTTTGCTATCTGCGGAAAAACTCTTGGAGCTATTAAACGAAACTTAATTGACCCTATTTTACCAGTTTTGACTGATGTTGGATTTTCTTGTCGTTTTAAAATTTCTGAAAATTTGATTGTTATAAATTGGGGACGAATTCAAAACAAATTTTATCTTTTCTCCGGCAAAGACGAAGCTAGTGCTTCTCTTATTCAGGGTATCACTTTATCCGGTGTCCTCTTTGACGAAGTCGCTTTAATGCCTCAATCATTCGTCGAGCAGGCTTTGGCAAGATGCTCTGTTGCCGGTTCAAAATTTTGGTTCAACTGCAATCCAGAATACCCTCAGCACTGGTTTTATCAAGAATGGATTAAAAATGCTGCCAATAAAAATGTGCTTTATTTACACTTTACCATGGACGACAATCCATCTCTTTCTGCCGAAATTAAACAGCGTTATGCAGCTTTATACAGCGGAACTTTCTATGAGCGTTTTATCGAGGGGCGTTGGGTGGCTGCTCAGGGAAATGTTTATCCAGAAATGTGTTGCGCCGACGCTTTTGTTGATGTTCCTGACGTCAAATTTGAAAAATATATGATTTCTTGCGACTACGGCACGGTTAATCCGACTTCTATGGGTCTTTGGGCTAAATTTAACGATGTTTGGTACCGAATTCGCGAATATTATTATGACTCTAGAAAAACGGGAACCTCTAAAACTGACGAGGAACACTACGCTGCACTTTGCGAATTGGCGGACAATCTTAAAATCACGGCTGTTACTGTTGACCCTTCTGCTGCTAGCTTTATTACTTTAATTCGGCGGCATGCTAAATTTAAAGTAATTCCTGCCAAAAATAACGTTGTAAACGGCATTCGTAAGGTTTCTACGGCTTTGAAAAACAAGTCTTTATTAATTTGCAACTCTTGCAAAGATTCTATGCGCGAATTTTCTCTGTATCGCTGGGAAGATTCTTTGAGCAAAGACGTTCCTGTTAAGGAAAATGACCATGCTATGGATGATATTCGCTATTTTGTTTCTACTTTGATGGACGACATTTACGATGATGACACATTTTTTGCTTTCGCTTGCAAACGATATTGATTTTATTTAAAGGAGTGATTTGATGAAATTTTTTAAAATTCGTAAAAAAAATGAGTACTCGGCTGTTCAAACTGTTCCTGCGCCTGCCAAAACTCATCCTTTTTACGAATTGAACAACTATAATCCCAGGGTCGACGCCGAATATGAACTTTACACTTTGCTACGTGAGGCTGTTCCGATTATCGACGCGGCTATTTGCAAAACCGTTCGGCTCGTGGGAAGCTTCAAAATTAACTGTGAGGACAAGGAGGTGGAATTTTTATTAAACCAATTCATTTCTCATGTGAAGGTAAATTCTTGTGAAAACGGTTTGAATGCTTTTATTTCCACCTACCTCGACCAGATGCTCACTTATGGCACGGCTATTGGTGAAATTGTTCCTAACACCCTTAACAATGACATTGCTGCCCTTTACAACGCCTCCCTCAAGGACGTTAAACTGCAAGTTGGAAAAAATCCGCTTAATTTGGATGTCTGCAAAAAAGATGAAACTGGGCGGGCTATTCCTTTGCAATACCAGAATTTGTTGCTGGTTACTCCTTTAAAACCTGAACCCGGCAAAATTTACGGTACTTCTGTTTTGAAAGGGTTGCCCTTTATCAGCGGAATTTTGCTTAACATTTATCACAGCATTAACGCTAACTGGGAACGCGTTGGAAACGTCCGCTTTGCTGTTACTTATAAGCCTGGCCCTGACGCCAGCGAAAAAGCTTATGCAAAAGAGCGCGCTATGCAGGTGGCTGATGAATGGAGTCGTGCTATGAATTCTTCTTGTGGTGTGAGCGATTTCGTTTCTGTGGGAGATGTGAGCATCAAAGTTATCGGTGCTGATAATCAGGTTTTAGACAGTCAGGTACCAGTTCGCCAAATGTTGGAGCAAATCGTTGCTAAGTTGGCTATTCCTCCTTTTATTTTGGGCCTTTCTTGGTCTACTACCGAAAAAATGTCTGCTCAACAGGCCGATATTTTAACAAGCGAATTAGAATTTTATAGACGGTGCCTCGACCCAGTTATTGAAAAAATTTGTAACAAATGGCTCGCTTTTAACGGCCTTTCTGCTCACTTTAACATCGTTTGGGATAACATCAATTTACAGGACGAAGTCGAAAGTGCTAACGCTAGGTTAATGTCCGCTAGAGCCGCCGAAATTGAAAAAAGATTGGAGAATATTTAATGAAAGACGGTTTTGTTATAAAAAGTAGTCCGGATTACATTTTGGAACAGCGCGATTTGGATTTGATTAACAATTACACTCGCCGCAAACTTTCTAAAGATGAGGTTTATATCTTCTCTGTTGTGCTCTGCGACAACGAAGTAGACAGAGAATTTGAAAAGTTTTCTAATGATGCGCTTGAACAATTGGCTCCGATGTTTATCGGTAAAACCGGTATTTTAAATCACGACGCTAAAAGCGAAAATCAGATGGCTAGAATTTTTGCCTGCGAAGTCGAAAAAGTTCCAGGAAAAGTTAATTCCGTTGGAGAACCGTACTTTCGGCTCGTGGCTAGGGCTTATATGCCTCGGTGCGAAAAAAACAACGACTTTATTTTGGAGATTGATTCCGGAATTAAAAAAGAAGTAAGTGTGGGATGTGCGGTTAAAAATATGACTTGCTCTATTTGCGGCTGCGATATTAAATCTGAACCTTGCACTCACAGAAAAGGTGAGATTTATAACGATTCCCTTTGTTATGTCATTTTAAGTGAGCCTTTGGATGCTTACGAATGGTCTTTTGTTGCGGTTCCAGCACAAAAAAATGCGGGTGTTATAAAAATGTTCCATTATTCTTCGAAGGGAGGTGCTAATTGTATGAATGACATTATTAAATCTATTAAAAACGGCGAGGCTGTTAATATTTCTGCTGAACAGGCTCGCGATTTGTCTAAGTTGATTTGTGAGTTGGAACGTCTTGCAAGTGAGGGTAAAGAATACTTTAATGACTTGAAACGCGAGGTTATTCGGCTTTGCGCTTTGACTCAGCCCGAAATTAACAGCGAGGTTATGGACAATGTGGCTTCTAAGATGAGTCTGTCTGAACTTAAGGCCTTTAAAAAAGCCTTTGAGCTTAAGTCTGAAGAAATTTTGCCGGCTAAACCTCAGCTTTCTGCCTTAAAAAAAGAAACTGTTTTGCGAAAAAATAATGACTTTAAAATGTAGTTTATCAAAAATTAATTGAAATATTGGAGGAATATCAATGGCTTTTTATGATTCTTTAAAACTTGAAAAGGGTATGTACAATTCGGGATTTACCAAAACTTTAGAGTCTATCGACCCTTCAGAAGCTTATGAGGGCTCCGATTTTGCCGGTTTGGATGCTTATGAACGTCAATTAAAACGCTTTAACATTAAAGTTAAAGGGCAAAATTCTGACATCGTTGACAGCTTCTTTCAAACGGCAGACTCTGCTGTTTTATTTCCAGAATTCGTAAAAAGAAGCGTTTTGATGGGCATGGAAGCTTTTAACACACTGCCTTCTATCGTGGCAACCGTTACAAATGTTGAAAATAACGATTACAGAACTATAAAATCTACTACAGATAGCACTGCTGGAAACGCTACAAGTGAAACAAATGAACTGCCAAAAACTGTTATTCAAACAAAAACAAGCCTCGTTACAATGAAAAAACGTGGTAGAATCATTGCTACTTCTTATGAGGCTTTACGTCACAAACGCCTAGATTTATTTGCTGTTACCCTTAGAAAAATCGGCGCTGATATTGCCAGAGCTCAACTTGGTGATGCTGTTGATGTTTTAATAAACGGTGATGAATCTGGAACTGCTGCTGCAGCTGTTTCTCCGGTTAGTTCGAGTGAAATAGCTTATGCAGATTTAGTTGAGTTATGGGCAAATCTTTCTGGCTATGAATTGAACACCATCTTGGCTAACACCGAAACTATGCAGGCTCTTCTTGCTTTATCAGAATTAAAAGATGCTCAAACTCTTCTCAATTTTAAAGGTGCCGGTCAAGTTGTTACTCCTTTGGGCGCTACTTTACATCGTGTTGATGCCGTCGCTGATAATACCATCGTTGGTTTCGATAAAAACTGCGCTTTAGAAATGGTTCAGGTTGGTGACTTAATCGTTGACTATGACAAGCTTATAGACAAACAACTTGAAAGAGCCACAGTTAGTGCTACTGCCGGTTTTGCAAAAATTTTTGCGGATTCTGCTAAAAAAATGACTTACACCACTGCTTAATTTGAAGGGATGATTAGTTTTGGATACCGAAAAAATTGTTGAACGTTTTGCATTACTATCTAGTTTGACTCTGGAAGAAGCAAGTACATTTACATACATTTGTAATGATGCAAAAAATGAAATCATTTCAAAACTTTTGCCCGACACGGATTTGACTTTGCACAGTGAGCGGCTTATTGCCGCCGCTGCTGCTTTAAGTCTTTACAGATATATGCAGCTTAAGGCTTTAAATCAAACTACAGAGTCATTTTCTGCTGGAGACATTACTGTTAAGGAAAATATGAACCAAGCTGTTAAAATCGCTTTTGATATTTGGTTGAATGAAAAAGCTAAAATTGCAGATTTACTTATTGACAACGATTTTGTGTTTTGGCGGGTGATTTAAATGTTTAGTAATTGCGTTTCACGTTTGATAAACAAATTTGGCAGAAATGTTGATATCATCCTTAGCGATAGCAATAAAACTTCGGCAAAAGCCTTTATTCAACCACTTAAGCTTAAAGACCAAACTTATATGGGTGGAAAATGTATTGACATTGGTTACTTAAATGGCAAAAATTATTTATACATTGGAGATAAAAATGCTCGACTTGATTTGTTGCCCTTTAACACAAAAATACTAACAAATCATGAAAGCTTTGTTGTAAAAAGAGCTCAAGCCGTTTATCTGGGAGAAACCGTTTTATACGTTTGGGCAGTAATTCAAGTGTTCGTGGAGGATGACACTTTATGAGTATTTTTAATGATATTGTAGACAAAATTAAGTCTAATCTTTCTAAAAATGCACAGTTATCTTCTGTTAGGTTTATTGATGCAGACAGAAATGAAACTGTTCCTAATCCAATTAAAAATACTTATGTATCGTTGGGCATTGGCAACGTTTTTATAAAAGAAGCCGCTTTTAATTCCTACCTTGGATTAAGTAATGCTGGTGAACAATTCGGCAATAATGCTGAAATTGATATTGAAATGAAAATTTTTTCTCCTCGCGAAATCGGTGGAAAGCAATGTTACTCAATTTTTTCTAAAATATTTGAAAACTTATTGTATCAAAAAAAAGATTTAAACATCGAGAACATATCTTGTGGAAAAACAACCTACAACAACGATATTTTTTCATTTGAGCTCGATTGTAATATAAAATTAAATGCTTTTCTTGCTTACGAAACTGAGGATATTAACATCAACGAAATTCATGTTGAGAAAAAAGCTTAAGAGGTGATTTTTTGTCTATTATAGCAAAACAGAGACCTGGCGTATACTCTGATTATCAAACTTCTGGAATATTATACTCCAAAAAAAGAGGAAAAAGTATCGCAATCGTTGCTAAATCTAGCGCTGAAGCAAATAAAGTTTACAGTATTCAAAAATTGTCCGACGCACAAACGATCTTCGGCAACAGCAGCATTATGTACTCTATGTGCAAAACTGTTTTCGAGAATGGCTCAAGCAACATCTTGGCTATTTCTGTCGGGAACTCTGATAAAAATTATACCTCAGCCTTTAAAGTTTTGGAAGAAACCGACGACATAAATGTAGCAATCTGTGACAGCACAAACGTTACAATTCAGCAATCACTTATGCAAAGCGTTGTTGCCGCTTCTTTAAACAAAAAAGAACGAGTTGGCATCGTTGCTGCGGATGAAAATCTGACCGAACTTGCCAACTGGGCAAGCTCTTTTAATAATGAAAGGATTCTTTTAGTAGCACAAAACCCAATCAACGTCAATGGAAATCTTCTTTCTGGGTGTATTTTAACCGCGGCTGTTGCTGCAATAATTTCGCAGTACACCGACCCTTCTCAATCCTTTAATGGCACCAGTTTTGAGGGTATTTCAAAACTAAACAAAACTCTTACTGAAGACGAAGTTGATGAATACATAAACAATGGAATTATTCCTTTTGAATTAGTCGCGGGACGTGTGGAAATTATACGTGCAGTAACTTCTAAAACGACAACCGATGGCGTTTCTGACAAGACCTTTAAAGAAGTCAACACGATTTTAATCATTGATGAAGTCATTAAGTCGATTCGAGAAATGCTCAGCAAAAATATTTCCATAGCGAAAAATAATATTACCACTAGAAACGCCATAAGCAGCCAGGTAACTGTCAAACTTCAGGAATTTTTAGACGCCAACATCATCGATGCATATGCTACCCCAAATGTTTATCAATCTAGTGATGACCCTACTGTTTGCATCGTCGAAATTGATTTCACCGTTGCTCAAGGCGTAAATCAAATTCACATTACGGCCAATATTAACGTTTAAAGGAGATTCTTTATGCTGAACATAACTTTTCCTACGAGCAAGGACATCTATCTTGAGGTCAATGGGAAAAAATTAGCCGTCGTCGAAAGCTATAAGGCTAAATCTACTTGCAACAGCCAATACATAGAAGCTTTTGGTCAAAGCGAACCTATTGGTACCGTTGCTGGAAAAATACAGCACACCATAGAATTATCAAGGGTCTACGCCTGCGAAGAAAATCAAAATAATAAAGTCAACTTTTACAATTTGCATAACTTTAACCTTGTTATTGTAAAACCAGGCAGAAAAATTATTTACTCCGGTTGCGAGTGGACCGGTATAAATGAATCTGCTTCGATTAATAGTTCTGTGCTCGAAAACGTAACTTTGATTGCTGCTAAACGGTTGGAGGTTTAAATATGAGAAAAAACGTCAAACCTTTTGAGGTATTTAAAGGAAAAATTAGGCGGCAAATTAGCCTGTTAAAAAACAAAAAAGCTTACATAAATTTACTCTCCGTCTACGATATGCTTCTTTGCGAAAGGCTAGCTCAAACTTTGGTTTTAAAGCTAATCAATGATGGCTTTGAACGAACTCAAGCCAAAACTGTGGCCGAAAATGCTTGCTTGTGTTTAATGTGCTTGACTGATTACAATTCTTGTCCAGTTTTTGATAATACATCAGAGTTGATAAACACATTGACTGCCGAAGATATGCTGTGTGTAGTTAAAGAATATTCATCACTTCGCAAAGATTATTTAGGATTCGATGTTTTAAATGACGTCGAAATTGAAAAAGTAAAAAAAAATTAAATTCTCCCTTCGAAAGAATTCGTTGGGAGATTCTTAAAAAATTCAACAAATTGCCAAATGACCCTGTTGTTATGGGCATGACAGAATTTGATTATTTATATTGTTACGCGCACATGATTCTCGATGAGGATACGTCTCACTATGAAGAATATGCTTTTAATGAAAATTTTAATCTTGACGAATACAAAAGAAAGTGCGGTGAATATTGATGCAGATATTTGATGAAATATTAAAACAATATACGCAATTAGCTTCGATAAACAGTCAATATAAACGCAATTTGCAAAGCTTAAATTTTAATAAGAGTTTACTTTCTGTCGGAAACGATGCGGAAGTTATAACATCAAATAAAGCTTTAGATACGCTGCCTAAAACCACTGAAATTTATTATAATTACAGCGAAAACTTAAGTGACATCAAAGATTTTTATGAAAAAATGGAGTTCGATGCTCGGCGCTACAACAGAAATTTTGATTCTCAGACTGGAGCTTTTTTGTTATGAACTTAAACGTTATGAAATTTAAAAATTATGTTTGGCCACACAATCCGTCAACGATAAATATTTCTGTAAAAAGAGATTTGAAAGAGGTTTTGATACCTTTTAAAGGAAGCATTATTCAGGATTACGGCAGAGAAAAAAGAATTGTGTCCGGAAGCGGTCAGTTCTTCGGCGACGACTGCATTGAACAATTTGATTCGTTATTTTTAGTATTTAAACAAGGTGGCAGAGGTTTTCTTTATTTGCCGGGAATGGATTCATTTTTGGCTGTTTTTAAAGAGCTTAAATTGGTCGGAAATTCTATGCCAAATATTTTAACCTATAATTTTGAATTCTGGGAAGAACTTTCGTCTGACCTGGCAAATTTAGACTTGCACGAAGATTTTTACACTGTTCTGGACGGAGATACTTTATGGAGTATTGCTTCGAAATTTGAAATTCCTATTGAAACACTTTTAACACTTAATACCAACATCAAAAGTCCTAACCAGCTCGTTCCTGGTGAGAAGGTGAAACTAAAATGACATACATAGTTACAACCATTTCCGGACAAAAAATCGATTTGGGTGCGGCTTACAGCATACAGATAAATAAGTCTAGAGAGGCTCCTGCAGATACTTTATTCGCAATTTTTTTTAGCCAAAAAATTCACCCCGAATACAAACTTATTGACGTTTACATTAGTGAAAATCAGTTATTTTTCTCCGGGGTTGTAGATGAACAAAAATTTGAAGTGGCTGAAAATGGTTGTTTTTTAACGATAAAATCCAGAAGCAAGGCTGCTTACTTAATCGACAACGAAGCCTGTCCGCAGATTTACAAACGTCCATCACTGGATATTATTTTTAAACGACACATTAAACCTTATGGATTTTCATCAATTAGCGGAAATAATTCAACGTTCAATGCGACTATAGAAGTTGATAAGGGCATGAGTGAATGGGATGTTCTGGAGCAATTTTGCAGTTCGTGTCTAGGCACTTTTCCGATAGTAAACGCAGACGGTTCAATTGACGCTTCAGGTCAAACTGAAAACAAAAAAATTTTATTTTCTAACTCCGGTAGTGGCATAAATTACAGCTATTTAAGCCAAAAGTATAATCGATATAAATTAATTTCGGAAATCACCGTTTGTGAGCCTTACTCGGCTGTTTATGCTGGTAAAGTTAAAGATAATGAGTTAATAAACAATGGAATTTGTCGAAAAAAATTTATTACTATGTCCGAAGATACCTCTTCTGCAAAAAAAATCTCTGTTGACACTGCAAAACAGATGATTTTAGATTCAAAAAAGAAGTTTAACGAAATTGTAATTAAATGTCCCGGTGCAATTCGTTCCAATATTGGGAACAAATGCCAGATCCGTGATTCTATACTAGGTAATTTATCAAATTTGATTGTATACGAGATCGAGTATACTTTAAACAAAAACGGCGAATTTACAGTATTTACATTATTGGAGGCTTGAATATGTGGATATCAAAACAAATAAGCGACGCCTGCAAATTGTTGAGAAATACAAAGATAGGCAAAGTTACCTCAACACTAGGAAATACCGTAACAGTTCAGGCTGAACAAGAACATCGAGAAATTAAAAATGCCGCTCCTTTTGGAATAATCTCCGTTCCGCCCGTAGGCGCTAAAGCTGTTGTTACGCCAACCGAGCAAGGATTTATTTACACCGGAGTAATCGGACAAAATGCTGAACTTGAGCCTGGCGAACTGATGTTGTATTCAAGTGGTGGAGCAAATATTGTTTTAAAGAATGACGGTCAGGTTTTAATAAACGGCACGTCAATAGAGTAGAGGTGATATTTTGGACACAGCTATCAGCAATGGAGATTTTATTTGCGATTCAAAAGGCATTCCCGTTGAGCTGACCGGATATGATGAGCTTTTGCAACGAGTTCTGATACGGTTGACGGTTAAAAAAGGCAGTTTTATTTATGACACTTCACTCGGAAGCAGATTATACACATTAAAGTCAACTGATGGAAACTTAAAAGAACGTGCGCTGTCCTTGGTTGGAGAAGCTTTAGTCGACATTAGTGAAGTTATCGTTGATGACGTTTTCACAACTTGGACAAACGACGGTGAAAACTTGGAATTAACTGTAGTTTTGTCGATAAACAACGAAGAGAAAGATGTGGTGATAACAATATAATGGAAAGTTATGAAGAAATTTTGGAAAGAATGAAAAATAAATTTACAGAATTAAGCGGTTCCAATGTAAATGACGACTCTGACATTGGAATTAGAATGAAAGTTCTGGCTGGCGAAATATTTTCATTACAAAACAACGTAAACTGGTTAAAAAACCAAATGTTTGCTCAAACTGCCGTCGGTGAGCAACTCGATTATCTAGCTCTTGAACGCGGAATTTATAGAAAATCAGCAGTTAATTCCAGTGGTACGATAAAATTTATGCGAGAGGTTGCTCTTGATTATGATTTAGAAATTCCAACAGGCACAATCTGTGCAACAAATGGAATAAATTCTATAAGAGTTAAAACTATCGAAGATACTGTTCTTCGCGCCGGAGAACTATCGGTTGCAGTGGCCGCACAGTCAGAAATCGGCGGTGCTTCGCAAAATGTCGGTATCGGATCTATTAAAATTATGATAACTCCTCCAGCTGGAATAACTTCTGTAACAAACGAGATCGCTTTCGTTGGCGGTATTGACGCTGAAAGTGATGAAGAATTGCGAGAAAGACTTATCGACAGCTATAAAAATATTTCAAACGGAACAAATAGCGCATTTTATAAAGCTCACGTTTTAAAATACGATGGAATATACTCTGCAAGTGTAGTGGCAAAAGAGCGCGGTGTTGGAACTGTTGATATTTACGTTGCTGCAAAAGGTGGCGTTCCGAGTGACAACCTTGTGTCTGAGATTCAAAATGAGATTAGTGCAATAAGAGAGTTAAATGTTGACGTAAAAGTGAATAAAGCAACAACTGTAGAAATTTCTGTCGCAGTGGACGTAACTGTAAAAACAGGATACAGTTTTGACGAGATAAAAGCACAATGCAATACTAAAATAACAGAATATTTTAATTCACTTAAAATAGGCGAACCGTTTCTTATCGCAGCACTTGGTAGCGTAATTTATAGCGTACCTGGAGTTGAAAATTATTATATTTTATCGAGCGTTACCACTGATAGATACATAACAGAAAAACAACTTGCAGTAAAAGGCTCTGTACAGATTTCAAAGAGGTGAAAATTTTATAATGACTTCACTCAACTCTCTAAAACAAAAACTTCGACCACTTGGATTTTATAATCTTAATGATACCAGTTTGATTAGTGCGGAATTATCTGCATATTCTGTCGCCTTAGATGTAATTGAATCTATGCTTGCAGAAATGGAAAAAGAATACTTTATTGCCACCGCAGAAAATTACGGTTTAAGCATGAGAGAACGGATTTTCGGTACAGAACAAAATGAAAAATCCGCTGAATCAAGAAGAAATATGCTCTTGTACAGATACGCAATTAATTCTGAAGACTTTAATGAAAGCAGTATAAAAAAAGTAATGGAAAACGTCGGTATAAACGGGTACATAATCGAGGTTCCGGATAAAAATATCATTTATATAAACTGCTTAAGTTTAGATGACCCTTCAGCAGACAAAAGCTATATAAAAAGCATGGTAGAAGAGTTTTTGCCGGCACATCTTGATTGTATTTTTGATTTTAGAAATCTTCAGTGGAACACAATTGACGGAAAAAATAATACTTTTAACACAATTGATAGCAAAAATTTAACTTGGGACGAGATAGATACTTTTGACGAAATATAAGGAGGAACAAATATGCCTACAGAAAATAAAACCGCGAATTTAGGCTTAAACAGTTGGCTTGGTACAGATAAACCCCAGCGCGCCGATTTTGTAGAGGATAATATAATAATCGATACAGCGATAACTAATCACTTAAACGATTTCGACCTGCATTTTTCTAGCGACGACCGAACTTTGTTAAAAAATCCATTTAAAATCGGTGTTTTCGCCGGGAATGGCTCTTCCAGCCAAGATATTACATTCGATTTTTATCCACGAATTGTGTTTGTGTTTTTAAGAAATGCTCCTTTTACAGAATACGATTCATCAAATGGATATACAAAAGTCAATGCCGCTGTTGTTGCCGCTAACGGTGGCGGCGGAACGATTGGCGCTTCTTTGTTTTTAGACACTTTAACGGTTTCTCAAAGTACAAGCGCAAGTAATGGCAGATTTAAAAATTTAAATGCGAGTGGTTCTCAATACTTTTATATCGCATTCAAATAAAAACAGCCCTACACATTTTGTAGGGTTCTTTTTATCATACAAATTTATCCAACACCTAGGTCTGTATTGTTTAACAAAATCTCCATTGATGGCTCATTTTTTATTTTAGGATACAAATTCTCATTAAACCATGCTATAAGGTTTTCGTCTCTTTTTATGTCGGTAGAATTTTCTACAAAAACGTTTACGCTTGTGTACTCAAAATATTTACGGGCCATATTTATGTCTTTTATTATGTCATCGCGAGTTTGCCCGACAAATCCAATTAGCAAGCAGACTCCATCAAAATCTTTCGCGATATCGTAGGCTGTTACGGCTTGAGGAATACCTTTATTC